GAGGTCTATGAAGGCAACATCGAGTACGTCGGCTGCGCGATCGGCGAGCAACGGGCCAACCTTTATCAGAACGCCATCGCCACTTTCGTGCCGACCCTCTACCTGGAACCCTTCGGCGGTGTGAACGTCGAGAGCCAGTTGGCCGGCACCCCGGCCATCACCAGCGACTTCGGGGCCTTCCCCGAGACGGTGGAGCACGGCAAGACCGGCTACTGTTGCCGCACCCTCGATCAATTCGTGTGGGCCGCCAAGAAGGCCCACACCCTCGACCCGTTCTACATCCGCGAGCGAGCCATTGCCCGCTACGCAATGGAGAACGTGAAGTGGCGCTATGAGAGCTACTTCAAGCAACTCCACGATCTGTGGACCGCCGGCTGGTACACCACCCACCCGACACCTGATGAACACTGGCTGAGAGGCTACGCATGAGCACGGATACAGGCCAGAACAGCGACACGATGCAGATTGGTGATTCCTGCACGCTAGTTCAGATCATTGACTCCGGCACGATAACGCGGGAAAGCACGGACAACTTCCCTGGGCCGAGCGGCCCGAGCGGGCCGCCGGGCACGATAGCAGGCTCAATCATCATTGATGCCGGCACAATCACGCAGCTAAGCACGGACGATCTGCCCGCGACCCTGCCCGGCCAGTCGTGGCCGTGGTGCTGGCCGGCGTACTGACTACTGTTTTAAGGAACAAAGCGATGTTGGACCTGTCCTATTATGGCACGCTGGCCGAGGCCGAGCAGTATTTCGGAATGCGGCTCCACGAGCACGCCTGGCGAGAGGCCGACCCCCGCGACAAGCCCAAGGCCCTCTACGGTGCCACGCGCATCATCGACAACCTGAACTTCAAAGGCCATCGCCACACGGTCTGGGTGCTTCTAAAGTCCCTGCGACCGCACTACGATCCGACCGACGTGTTTATCAGCGAGTGGCTGTGGCGGGAGCGCGAGGCCCAGGTGCGAGCGGCCGAAGTGGAGCAGCCCTTGGAGTTCCCACGAGGCAGCGACACGGTAGTCCCCGACGCCATCCGCCGCGCCTGCTACGAGATTGCCTACAGCCTGCTGGACGGCAAAGACCCGGAAATGGAACTCGAAAATCTCCAAGTCACGGCCCACGGCTATGGCGAAGTGCGAACGCACTACGAACGCTCCCAAGTGCCGATTGAACACCTGATTAACATGGTTCCGAACCCCATTGCCTGGAACCTGATCCGGCCCTTCTTGAGGGACGGGGACGCTGTGAAGCTGTCTCGCATTTAAGAACTATCCTGGCTGCTGTAGCAGCCGTCCAATTGCTGTTTTCCGGGGATGCAATCCTCGGCGGCGAGCCTCACCCGGTCGGCTATAACCTCGGGAGTGGCGTGATTCAACGGCAACCGACAGGCTGACGAATCCAGACGCCAAGATAACCAGGTCGGGATGAAAGTAGATTGCAATGCAGAAGTTCGTAAACCGCGCTCGTTTGGTCTGTTTCGATGGTGACGCCGACGCCGCCGCCGCTGCCGCTGTTGCTGCCGCCGCTGCCGCCCAGGCTCAGGCCCAGGCCGACGCCAAGGCCGCCGCCGCTGCCGCTGCCGCCTCGGCCACCGACGCCCGCTTCAGCCAAGAGGATTTGAACAAAATCCTGGCCGAAGACCGCCGCAAGCACCAGGCCCAGGTCGCCAAGATTCAGCAGACCTTGGAAGAGACCCTGGCCAGCAAGAACCTGACCACCCAGGAGCGCGAGCAACTGGCCCAGCGTTTGGAAGACATGCAGAAGGAGACGCGGACCAAGGAACAGCAACAGGCCCACGAGCGGAAGCAGATGGAGGAGATGCACGCCACGAAGTTGGAGGAGGAGAAGAAGGGCCGCGTGCAATGGGAGAACCGTTTTCGTGAGAGCATGGTCGAGCGGTCCTTGCAGGATGCGGCCGTCACCGGCGATGCTTTCCAGCCGTCCCAGGTTATGACGATCTTGCGTCAGATGACTCGGCTCAGCGAGTCCACCGACGAGAAGACCGGCAAGGGGACAGGCAAGTTCAAGGTTGTCGTCGATTTCCCGGACACCGATCCCACGACCGGGGAGGCGATTGTCACCCTTCACACGCCCGAATCCGCCGTCAAGCGCATGAAGGAGTTGCCCGCCATTTACGGGAACCTCTTCAAGAGCGGTGTCGTGTCCGGCATCGGGTCTTCGTCGGCAACCGGCGGCCTCGCGTCGGGTCAGAGTGGCAAGTTGGATGTCAGGAAACTGACTCCTCAGCAGTATGCCGAGGTCCGAGCCAAGAACCCTGAATTGCTCGGTCTTCGCCGCGACAAGCGCCGCAATGTCTAAGCGGCCAACGTCAGGGGTTGTTTGTCATTCCGTCCAGTAAGGCCGTCGCTTCAGACGGCCTTCGCATTTCTTGAGAGATCGCCGTGTCAATGGGCCGCCAATGTAGGCGGCCCTCGGCATTTCTTGAGTGAAGAACAACGTATGGAGTTTGAAAAGATGAATCTTCTCTATGTGACCCGCGCCCGCATCGCTTGCTTCGACAACGACAACAGCGCTTTCATTCCCGAACTGTGGGCGAACGAGGGCTTGGCCATCCTCCAAGAGAACATGGTCATCGCCAACCTCGTCCACCGCGATTTCGAGAACGAAATCCGCCAATTCGGCGACGTGGTGAACACCCGCCGGCCCGGCACCTTCCAGATTCGGCGTAAGCAGGACGGCGATGTCCTGTCCAGCCAGGACGCCTCGGCGACCAACGTGCAGGTGCCGTTGGACCAGTGGTTCTACACCAACTTCACCATCAAGGACGGGGAGGCCAGCAAGTCCTTCCAAGACCTGGTGGACATCTACCTCCGTCCGGGCATGATGACGATTGCCCGTTCGGTGGACCGCGCCGTTCTCGGTCGCGTTCACGGTTTCCTCGCCGGCCCCACCGGGCGCGTCGGCCGCTTGGCCAACCTCGGTGCCGCTAACAGCAAGGACTACGTGCTGGAAGCCCGCGAGAAGCTCAACGTCAACAAGGCTCCGCTGGAAGGCCGCAACCTCGTGTTGGCCCCGGTCAGCGAGACCGCCCTGTTGAAGAACGAACTCTTCATCGCCGCTCAGCAGCGCGGTGACTTCGGCACGGCGTTGGAGAGCGCGACTCTCGGCCGTATCCTCGGCTTCGACACCTACATGGACCAGAACGTCAACAGCGCCACGCTGGCCAACTGCGAAGTCGTGGCTGGCACCGTGACCGACGCCCTGGCTTCGGGTGGTGCGGCTGCCTCGCAGGCCGTCGCCCTGGCCTATGCCGCCAACGTCGGCGAGTTCGCCACCGTCGCTGGCAACGACCAGCCCACGTTCATCACCGCCGCCACCAGCGCCGCTGGCGCGACCACGGCCGTGACCCTGAACGAGGCCAACAAGTACGCCACCGCCGCCGGTGCCACGCTGTCCGTCTACAAGGCGTGCAGCGCGATCGGCGCTTACGCGGCTGGCTGGGGCTCCGGCGTCGTGGTCGGACCCAACGGCACGGACCCCGGCTGGGTCGCTCCGTCGATTGGCCAGTTGGTTGCATTCGGCACCGGTGGGGGCCGCGTGAACTACACCGTGATCGAGTCCTATTCGAGCGGCACCAACCAGCAGACCATCATCCTCGACCGTCCGCTGGTGAACGCCATCAACAACGCCGACCTGGCCTTCCCCGGCCCGGCTGGCGCGATGAACATGGCTTTCCACCGGAACGCCCTGGCCCTCGTCACCCGCCCCTTGGCCATTCCCAACAACGCGATGGGCGTGTTGGCGCACGTCGGTGTCTACAACGACATCGCCATGCGGGTTTCGATGCAGTACAGCATCGCCAACGGCGGCACGATGGTCAACCTCGACATCCTCGCTGGCGTGGCCATCCTGGACACCAACCTGGCTGTCGTTCTGCAAGGCTAAGCCCAGCGCTGGTCCACCTTGGACCTTGACGCTGTACATCTAGCAAAAAACAGGTATGCCCGCCCGGAGCAATCCGGGCGGGCAGCCTTCTCTTACCGAAGGAATGGAGGCAACGGCGATGACCTGTCTAATCGCGGATGTCACTTTTACCGAGATTTTCCCATTGCTCAAGCAATACGGCCCGCTGGTCCTGGTGGTTGTGTTCCTGCTCTGGCAGGGATGGAACCGTGAGACCCGCATGGGCAACCGCATCGACCTCTTGGAAGACGAGCAACGGAACGTGCTCCTGCCGATGGTCGAGCGCTGCACGGAAGTCATTACGCAAAACACGAACGTCATGGAGCGGCTGGAAAAGGCCCTCGACGAGCGCTTCGACTGCCCCCTGAAGCATACCTGCGCACACGCGAAACCGGAGTAGAGGGCCGACATGAAACCCCCTTACAACTACGTCACGAATCAAAACGTCTCGGCGAACATTTATGCCATGAAGCGGCAGTATGGGGCGCTAATCCTGATTCGCCGGAAGACGATGGCTGACGCCGATCCCAAGACCGGCGTAACCAGCCTCGCCATTCAGACTGTGCGGATACAGCGGGCGGTGGTTTTGCAAGGGGTGGTCACGAGAGACGCCAAGCAGAGTATCTCGCTTATCACGGCCCAGAAGCAGATGGTTCAGGGCGGCGGCTTCGACGTAGGCAAGCGGACCTTCATCATCGACCGCAAAGACGCCCCGCGCGGCTACACGCTGCAAAAAGACGATTGGATTGTCTTCGACAACAAGCACTACGACATCGACACCCTCACCGAATACGAATTCAGCACTGCTTGGGTCGTTATCGGCAAGGAACTGCGCGGTCGTGTGGAGGGCATGGATACCTATCATCTGACGGCCACGAACGCCCTGACGCTGGCTGACACCGGCACCAATCCATAGGAGACCCGACATGAGTGTCAATCCCAATTGGACTCGCTGGGTCTTCGCCTCGTTGGCGACGATGTTGAAGAGCCTGGCGAAGGAGTGCCAATTGCCCTGCCTTGTGGAGGGCCTCGACGAACGCACCACGGCCTTCATGGAAGCGACTGACCGGGTGGAAATCCGCATCACGGGACCGTTTACGCGGGACTTGAGCAACAACTACTACGAACTCGGCGTCGATGCGAACGCCCTCTTCATCAGTCGTTACGAGGACGGCAAGAACAAGTACGCCATCCTCGACGCCATCGGCAAGTTTCAAGCGGCCCTGGATGCCCCCATTCCCATTTTCAAGTACGGCAGTGAACCAGGCGACGATGAAACCGTCTGCATCGGCGTCATGGAGCCCCGCAAGAATCGGGGCGAGGCAGTGCGTGTCATGCACTTTGGGCAGGCGGACTTGACCAATCGTATCAAGCAATCCTTGGTGGATGCTCGGTATCTCTTGTATCTCTCCAACGACGGGCAACCCTACGTCTAGGCTGCCCGGCATCTTAACAATAAAAGAAAGTAGGCACTCCAATGGCACGTATTGAACTACGATACTGCACCATCATCCTTCAGGACGGTCTCGGCCTGCCCGGCTCGGATGGCGTCACCATGCCGACCGCCAAGGTCGCCACCACGGCCGCCGCCGCAAGCGCGACCTCGCTCACGCTCAACGACGTGGTGATTCCCCGCGCCGCAGTCACGACCAAGGTTCCCGTAGGGGCTCGCTTCACGCTGGCCTCGGAACTGGGCAACCCGATTCACGTCGTCACGGCCCGCACGATGGACACGACCGGCCTGATTACGACCGCGATTACCTTCTCGCCGCCCCTGGTGGCGGCCACGACCGCCTACGCCATCGGCGACGTGCTCACGATCCTCTCGCAGCAGTTGGAAATCAAGATCGGCGAAGGCAACTGCACCTACACCGAGAAGAAGGAGTACAAGTACGACCTGGAGCGCGGCAACTTGGACGCCGTGCGGGAAGGCAACGAAGTCCCCGTGGACATGAAGTTCGAGTGTGTCTACGAGCACATCACCACGGGCACGGGCGAGCAGCTTTGCCCGATGGACGCCCTCAAGGGCGAGTACGGCGCGGCCGAGTGGGTCACGTCCGGTCCCGATCCGTGCGAACCCCATGCCGTGGAAGTGACCATCACCTACACGCCGCCTTGCTCCGGTCAGGACATCGAAATCACGTCCTTCCCCGACTTCCGCGTGGAGTCCAGGGAAATCGACTACAACAAGGCCATGATCTCTTGCAACGGCAAGTGCAACATCACCGAAGCCGTTGTGTCTCGCGTGCCGCAAGCCGCCTAACGACTCCCCGATCCTCTGAGATCGGTTGACCCGGCCTAAAGGACCGGGCCTTGATATGCAGCGCCGGCACCGGTGCCGGCGCTGCCCTCTCTGTTTTTCTTTTCTTTTCACCTATTCATTGCGAGGGAGAAACGCACATGAAGATCGCTGGTATCGACCCCAATAGTCTGTCTCGTGAAATCCTCTTGGTTCTGCCCCGTGGCGAATCGCAGATTGTCTTCCGTGCCAAGGGCCTGAAGGACATGAGCGAGTTCACCGCCATCTGTCCGTTGCCCAAGCCACCGGGCAAGCTGACCAAGGACGGTTTCATTCCCAACAACAACGACCCCACCTACCAACAGGTCTTGACCCAGTGGAGCACCAAGCGTTTGGGCTTCATGGTCATCAAGACGCTGGAACCCACCGAGATCGAGTGGGACACGGTGGACATCGCCAACCCGGCGACGTGGGGCAACTGGGAAAACGACCTGAAGAGCGCTGGCCTCAGCCAGTTCGAGTGCAACCGTGTGACCGGCCTCGTGCTGGAAGCCAACAGCCTCGACGACGACAAGATCGAAAAGGCTCGCGCGGTTTTTCTTGCTGGTCAGGAGCGGGCAGCCGTAAACTCCTCTGGCCTTCCGACCGAACAGGCGAGTACACCGTCTGGGGTGCCTGCGAACGGCTAGGGATTCTGCCGCCGGGCGTCCAGCCGGCCTGGGACGATTGCGGTACTGAGGCTCAAGCCTTGATTATCGCCTACCACCAGACCCGGAGTTACGACGAATCGGAACGGGATGCCGCAATGGCAGGGGCACGGATGCCCTAACGCGGAGGCTTCTGACCATGAAATTCACGGGACAAATCGCCGCACCACGGATTGATCTCATTGGCTACCGCACGGCCTTGGACAAGGCCATGCGGGAAGCCATTGCCCAGGCCGTCATGGAATGGCTCAACAGGGTCTTGGAGGAGATTCCCGACTGGACCGGCGCGTCCCGCGCCACGTTTGTAAAACTTGCCAGCACGATCGGCATGAATGTCACCCACAAGGACACTCGTTCCTTCATGGGGGACAGCGCGAGCCAGGGCAAGTTGAATCTCAATGAACCGCCCGGCCACTACACGTTCACCTATCAGACGAGTTTGCCGCACCTGATCTGGAACGAGTACCACGACGCGAACACGGACCCGGACCCGACGAAGTACCCACCGCCCGCCAAGTTGTGGAAGCCCGGTCCTTACGAATTCCAGGCCAAGGGCCTGATGGCGTTTGTCAATTTCGCCAAGTCCGTTGACTTGCCGAGTGTCGCCCCATTTATCACGTCTACGAAGATCACGGTGTAACACTATGGCAGACGAAATTCTCTCGACACTCGGCTTCAAGTGTGACGATGCCATCGCGGCGCTGGAGAAGATGGACCAGAAGATGAACGCAATGGCGGGCACCTTCGGTTCGTTGACCGAGGCCATGTCCGACTGGAATGCCAGCGCCGCCCCCACGATTGAATGCTTCAAGGCGATTGCCGAGCACGCCAACAATGCGGCGGCGGCCGTGGCGAAGCTCAATGCCAACATGCGGAAGACGGGCGGCAGCGGCCAAGCCGCACCACCCCCGCCCCCACCCCCGCCCGAACCCTCAAAACAACTCTGGCTGCCGCCCGGCGTCAAAGAAGAGATCGAGGCCATCAAGCCGCCGATCAAACAGGTCGGCGAGGAACTAGACAAGACCAAAGCCAAGGCAGGCGGTTTCACCGTCAGCCTGCAAATGCTCTCGCGGATCGTGATTACCCAGGCCATCGTGCGGGCGATCAGCGGCATTCGGGATGCCATCAGCGAGGCCATCACGTCCAACATGGAATTCCAGAAGCGGATTTCCGAGTTGAACTCAATTATGGCTGGTCCCAAGGAAAACATGGACGGCCTAAAGTCCAGCGTTGCCGCCCTCGCGGTGGAATTCAACTTCCCCATCAGCCAAGTGGCCGAGGCCGAGTACCAGGCCGTATCGGCTCAATTCACGTCCACCGC